ATGAGAGTGTTGCCTCCGAAGAGCAACGTAAGAAGCTCAAACAATGGCTTCTTAAGGATTGCCTTAATACTCTCATGCCTGAAGGTCAGTTTGTTATGATTGGGACCATACTTTCTGATATATCCTTGCTGTCTGATTTACTGGCTTCTGATAACGGCTGGCGTAAAATGAAATATAAAGCGTATATACACGGGATACAAGAAGCTGGACACGAACTCTGGGGAGCTATGTGGTCGCACGACCTACTCCAAAAACGTAAGAAAGAGATTGGTACTAACGCCTTTATGTCTGAGTTTATGAATACGCCTATGTCTGATGAGAATAGACCTATAACGTCTGACCTTATCCGCAACTGGACTGACTTGCCACAACAGTATTCCATGGCGATTGCTATAGACCCAGCTTATGCTACACATGATAAGGCTGATTGGAAAGTTGCGGTACTAGTAGCACTTGACCAGAACTCCAATAGATACCTTGTAGATTATGTAAGGACACATTCTGGAGAACGGACTTTCTTTGACGCTGTCCTAAACATGTGGAAACAACATAAGAACGTAATATCGGGTATTGGTGTTCCTAACAGCGGTGTAGAAAAATCATTCTATGCTTCGTTTCTTAAATACTGTGAAGAGCGTAGAGCATTTCCTCCTATTACTGCTGTTAAGAATCAAGGGGGCGGTTCTGCTTCGGGAATTAAAAACAAGAAGCATCGTATAATTGCAACACTCCAGCCACTATTTGAACAAGGCAAGTATTATATCCATGCCAATCATTTAGAAGCTCGTGACGAATTACTTACAATCGGTGCCTCAAGGTGGGACGACATAGTAGACGCAATGACTTATGCGGAACAGGTACTACAACCTTCATACTATGATATAGTGTATAATTATAGTGACGATGATGAAAACTATGTTAAGCCCAAACAGCATGAACTAGGGGAGTGTTATGGAATATAAGATTAAAAAGACCACTGAAAAGGAAACAAAGCCTGTAGACTCTTGTTATACTTATGTAGATGGTTTAGTACAGGACGCTGAGTCCAACACTAATAAATGGTCTACTAATCAAGAGAAGTGGTTTAAGCTCCGTATGCGAGTTAAGAAATCCAAGACATTCCCATTTGTAGGTTGCTCCAATATCCGTATGCCTACGGCAGAAATTAAGATACGGAAAGTTAAAGCTGCCCTTATGAACACTATCTTCGGTATTCGCCCCATAGTACAGGTAATGCCTTCTCCTAGTGGAAACCGTGAAGTTGCCAAAAAGATAGAAAAGTTCCTTGACCACCTAATCATGGACGTTATGAAACTCCGACCTACAGCAGCTATCGCTATAGACCAATCTATTGAAAAGGGTTTTTATCTTATGAAACCTATTTGGCGTACTGATGTACAGAAACGTGCAGTTGAATATAGCTTAGACGATTTAAGTGAAGAAGAGAAGCTGGGGCTATACGAACCTGACGTACCGCTTGAACTTAAAATACAGGCAGCCTTCGAGAAGTTCGACATTGATAAGAAAGAACTTGTTTATGAACATAATTATGAAGCTGTCGGTAAAGCCATAGCTAAGATGATGGGTGGGGCGACTTCTGTAACAGTTAACCTAAAAGATGTAATATATGATTATCCTGATGTTGACCTTGTATCACCTGAGCGTTTATATGTATCGAGTGAGTCTGGCTGGAATCCACAGAAAGCTCAGTATCTTATACACGAGTATTACTTGCCTGCTAACACGTTAAGACAGAACGAGAAACTTAAAGACTGGGATATTAGTGGAATAGATAACCTAGCCGATTATGAGAGTATAGACCTTAAAGGTCAGACAGATGACGATACACGCAAACTGACCGACACCCAGAAAGATATAGTTGAAGGCATAGATACCCAGTCTGATGATAACGATTTAGTGCGTATCTGGGAGTTCTACGGTTATTACGATTTGAAAGGTAGTGGTGTTAAAGAGAAGACTGTTATTACTATGGCTCCTGATTCGGCTACTACGCTCAAGAAAGACTTGCTTCCATACGACTCAATGGAATATCCTTTCATTAAGTTGTTCTACGAGATTACAGATGATAGATGGTTCGCACATAGAGGTTTAGTCGAAATCATAGAAGATATCATCAAAGAGATAGATGTCCAGCATAACCAGAAGATTGACCAACAGACTATCCGTAATGCACCAATGTTTGTTTACAGGGCTGGTATGATTAATCCCAATACAGTACAGTTTATGCCAAACCAGGGTATACCTGTTAACGGTATGAATCCGCTCCGTGATACTATAGACGTTCTTAATAACAACAACCCCAATGTGGAATACTCATACGAACGGGAACAGATGTTATTGGAATCTAAAGTTGAGGAAATGACTGGTCAGCTCGATACTACGCTCCAGTCAATGATTAACAGACGTGAACCTAGAACACTTGGTGAAGTCGAACTACAGAACCAATCTATGCAGAATGTGTTTAGCCTAGATGTATCCTTATACACTGGACAGTTCACGGAGCTGTTCAACTGGATATGGAATTTATGGAGTCAGTACGGTAGTGACGATTACGAGTTCGCTTATTTCGGACAGGACGGGCTTGAAACTATCCGCCTAACTCGTGAAGAGATACAGGGTAAGTATAAGATAGCTGTACGTGGTAACGACCAGAATACTAACCCACAAGTTAAACTCCAAAAAGCACAACAGATATTACTTGCTACTACAAACCCAGTTTATCTACAAAGCCAAGTTATCGGAACGGAACAGATGGTGGCTGGACTTAAACGATTCTATCAGGAAATGGATATACCAGATTATGAAGAGCTGATTAACTCTGATGCCAAGACACCACCACCTCCTCCACCACCGCCACCTGGAGCAGACATCAAAGTCGACTTCGATGAGATGACTGAATCTGAACAGGGACAGGTATTGAAAGGTAGAGGTATCGAACCTGATATGGTTGGTCGTAAGAATAAGAAGAACTTAGAATTATTTGATAAAGCAGCTGAACTAGGAGGACAACAATGACAGAGCAAGAATACCGAGAAGACCTTATAATGAGGATTTCTCGTGCATCAGCTGTAGTGGCTGACCTGAGTAATTGTGATGGGTTCACCAAAGTAGTAGAAGATGTCCAGAAACAAGTAGACTTACTGGATAACAACTGGCAACTAATCATAGATAACGATGAGTTTGTCCATAAGATGCGTGAACTCCGTATTACTAAACTTGCATCAATGTATGTTATTAACCTCATTAAGAATTATGAACAAACAGCAGAAACGTTAAGAAAAGAATTAGAAGGTATAGACAACCAAGAGGCTAGTGTTGTTAAAGATTATGACGGCAAGTAAGCTGTCAATTCGCCAGGGGTGGCGTAAAACCCCATTCGCAACTATGCGTTAAATAGCAACAAGGAGTAAAGATGGAAGATGTAAAACAGGACGTAATCGAAGAGGTCGCAGACCCGTCCGCTGTGGCACCGCAAGAAGAGGTCGTAAAAGAAGAAGAGGGGCAAGCTGAAGCTCCCGTTGAGGAATCGACCCCCCAGCCAGAAGCAACTGGTGAAGTTCCTGAGATTGGCAGTACCCAATCGCAAGACGTTGACGAGTACGGTGTTCCATGGAAGAACAGAGCTATGGAGAAGGAACGTAAGTTTGCCGAACTAGTTGAGAACTTGCCCCAGATGGTCGAGCAAGCTGTAAGTAAATCAAGTAGCAAAGGTGGGGAGAAGACTTATACAGTCTCTCAACTCGAAGCCTATGCCATAGAGAACCCCGAATACAGACCGTGGGCAGAAGAGCAGAAGGAAGTATTACGACAGAAAGCGACAGACGCTACTATTGAAAAGCGGATGTCGGCAGACAAGCAACGTACTAAGGCTGACAACATTAAGAATCAGGCGTTCACTTATGTGACAAACCAATACCCTGACTTATTTGTTAAAGACGCTAATGGTAAACGTTGGGATGCTAAGAACCCTATCGTAAGCTCAATCGCTCGGTATATGAAAGACCCACGTGTTGCAGGGCAACCTGATGGTATAGTAGTTGCAACCAAGTTAGCGTACGCAGACCATTACCAAGCAAACGCAAACACTATGAAGACCAAGACTCAACTTGCACAGAGCCAGCTAAAAACTGAGAAACGCAAGAGTCTACCTTCAAGTGGTTCAACAGAGAATGTTGTACCGCCTAGTGAAATGACTCAGGTTATGACATCACTTAGAGATAGAGGCGATAAGAAATCTGCTCAGCAAGCTATCAATTTCCTTCTTAAATCGAAGGGCATGATACAATAAAGGAGTAGTGAAATGGCTTTAACTTTTGCAGCAACATATGACGACAATGCCAGAAAAGAAGACCTATTGGACATAATGCGTAACATCCGTCCTTTAGAGACTCGGATTGTCTCTGGTTTAGCCGTCACAGAAGCTAAAAACACACTACACGAATGGGTTGTAAAAGCACTTGCTTCAGTGCAGGTTAATGGACAAATTGAGGGTGCGAACCTGACGTTGAACACATTGACCAATCCAGAACGTATAGTGAATGTGACCCAGATATTTAAACGTGGGTTCCAGGTATCTGACACAGAGAGAACAGTTGATTCAGCTGGTTTCAATGACAGATATTCGCTAGAAGCTACGGATGCTTTGACAGCACTTAAGAACGATATGGAATTGGCTGCCCTGCGTGGGTCGATTGCGTCTGGTTCTGGAACTGGTGCTAGATACCTCCGTGGTATTAAGAACAGTGTTTCAAACATATGTATTAACAGTTCCGTTTCATTGAGTGAAACTATGCTCAACGATTATTTCCAGAGTGTTTGGGATGACGGTACAGAAGTTAATGCTGTGTATGTTGGCATGAGCCTTAAGAGGCGTATCTCTGGGTTTACTGCCAGCTCAACTAAAAACGTCGATGCAGAATCTCGCAAACTATACAACGCTATTGATGTATATGAAGCTGACGCTGCACAGATGGTTAAGTTGTTCCCTCACCGTTATGTCAATATTGCGACAGAAACGGCTGGTGACCTTGACCTAGTTGGATTGAACGAAGATTACTTCAAAGTATCTTATCTCAGGAAACCTGTGACGAGAGAAATGTCCAAAATCGGTGATGCAACACGTGGTGAGGTTCTAGCAGAAATGACTATTGAATCACATCCTGATGCTGGTATTTGGGTGAAGGGTCTTTCGTAAAGACAAATTGAATATGGGGGGCTTAACAGCTCCCCAGTTCAACTTATATATTGATTTAAGTTTGCAAAATTCAACATATATGTTGGCAATAAGGAGACAATACCGTGGTGCTAATAAAGACACGAGGAAAATGGGACGCAGCTTATTCACTTCTAAACCTCCTCCTCAAAGATACTCATAAATACTGTAATATGTGTGGCACTCCGTATAGACCTGGTATGAAACCTTGTTGCGACCAGATGCAGATGGGGTCACATCAAGACCACCTTACCGCAGTAGTTAAACAGAACAAGCAGAAAATATCAGATAATGTTAATTGTTTCGGTGCTGGTAAGAAATCCTCACTACGCCATTGTATGTCTATGCCACCTGTACTATATCAGGAATGGTCTAAGGCGTTCTTTAAACTCTACGAAGTGAAGTTATTTGATACCCATAAAGATATGTTAGATTGTATGAAGAAGATGCCGTTTCTTAAAACGTGTGAAAGAACTTAGGAGGAACATGTCAACACCTACGATAGCATTAGCCATCATAGCGAAAAACGAGGTAGAAGAAATTGAAAGAATTTGTAAATCGTATAGTGATTACTTTGATAGTATCCGTGTACTTGCTGATGACAATCTGGGCGGTTTCCAAAGTCTTGAGTCTGTATACGATAAACTAAAAGTTTACCAGTATAAGAAGTGCAAAGAAGAAATAAAGACTGGGCTATTACATTTTGATAGGAAACGCACCGCACTTGAAAAACTCTGCCCCGAAGATTATTACTTCCGTCTTGATACAGACGATGAGATAATCAACCCAGAGAATATTAAAGAGATAGTTACAGGTATGGTAGGTCGCAAGACTTCTATCTGCTACGTCAACTATGATTATGCTAAAGACGAGTGGGGTAACTCAAATGCTATCCATCCACGGGAAACTATAATCCGTAATGACGGGTCAGCGTTCTGGAACAAACATATACATGAGAACTTACTTCCTAGTGACACTAAGAATTTCAGTACAGAGAAGACTGAGAGTGTAGCCATAAACCACCTTATAGACTTTGAACATTCTATTACTTCTATGAAGCGGAACATGAAATACTTGATGGCTGAGTATAACGCTGATAAGGAGAACTGTGACCCACGCACTATAGCTTATCTTGCGAAGTCATTACTTGGACTCCAGCAATACGACAAGGCTATCTATTTCTTCGAGAGACATATAAAGGAAAGCGGTTGGGCTGATGATAGGTTCTTCTCATGGATTTCGCTTTCAGACATCTACAGACTTAACGAAGATTACGATGGTGCTATAGGTGCAGCCATGGAAGCACTTGCGGAGAAACCAGACTTCCCTAGTGGCTACCTAAAAATGGGTGATGTATATTTTGACCAAGGTAAATGGAAGAAAGCTATCGAATGGACTAATAATGGTATGAGTAAGAAAATACCCCAGACCATGATAGTGCTTAACCCTACAGACTATACATGGAAGCCTTTACTTACCCTCGCCATGTGTTATTTCCAGACAAGTCAATTCTCGCTCGCATACGATTACCTGCTAAAAGCTAAAGAGTATGTAGGGGAGATGGATTTTGTTAAAGAAAACGAAAAACTATTCTTGGAGGCTCTATACCGTGAGAAGTTCACTGAACACTTTAGTTGGCTCGCTAAGTTCTACGAAGATATTGATAAGTCTAAATTACCAGACCTTCTTCATAGCGTCCCTGAAGCTCTTGACGACCATGAACTTGTTATAGGACTTAAGAATATGTACTTGGAACCTAAAGTCTGGGCTAAAGACGAAGTATGTATATTCTGCTCACCTGCTTCCGAACCCTGGAGTCCTGCCTCTATAGACAAAGGTATCGGTGGCTCAGAAGAAGCTGTAGTACAGATGGCACATGAATGGAAGAATCTTGGCTACAAGGTAACCGTCTATAATGACTGTGCAGAAGACGAAGGTATGCACGATGGCGTACACTATGTCAGTTTTGAGAAGTTTAATAAACGAGACAAGTTCAATGTATTCATAGCGTGGCGTAGGAACTTCTGTTTCTTAGTTGACGCTATTACCAAGATACTCTGGATACATGATTTGCCAAGAGAAACTGACCTTAACGAAAACATGATGAGACAGACAGACTATGTAGTTGTCTTATCTGATTACCATAAATCCCTGCTTCCTGATACGGTTCCAGAGAGTAAAATCTTCGTTTCTACGAATGGTCTAGTACCAGCAGACTTTGATGCTATAGGTGATGTGGAGCGTATCCCTCATCGCATCATTTACGCTTCGAGCTATGACCGTGGACTTGAGAGGATACTTGAGGGATGGGGCAGGGTACGAAAAGCTGTACCTAATGCTGAACTCCATATATATTATGGGTGGAATACCTATGATATATACTTGAAGGAAGGTGTCATCACTGACGATAGCTGGAAGAAGAAGATGATTGGTATGATGAACCAGCCTGGTATTACAGAACATGGCAGGATAGGTCATAAGGAGTTACTTACAGAATATGCTAAGTGTGGTATCCTTGCCTACCCTGGTGAGTACACGGGTGAGATTAATTGCATCGCACTTTCCAAAGCTATCGGATGCGGTTGTTACCCAGTAACTAACGACCATGCTGTTTTACCTGAACGCAACACCACAGGCGTTGTCGTGCCAAATGAGCATTTCATAGAAGCACTCATCTCCGCTCTTGACTCTTATACACCTGCGGAGCGAAGCGACGCAAGAGATTACGTTGAAAATTTGTCGTGGGAAAATGTTGCTAAGAGTTGGATTGATAATGTATTTGAAAACAAACACGATGTTAAGCTCATGAACAGGATAGATTTCGTGTATAAGAACGTAATACCTGGCGATAAGGTAGTAGATATAGGTTGTTATGACGGGGCTATCTTCAAGGACACACCAATAGTCGATGACGTAACCTTCGTTGACCTAGA